GACCCCCGCTTGGCCGCCTTGGCAAAGCAGCGTGGCGGCTTCTTCGGGCTTTTGGGGGAATAAATGGCTATCACGCGCGAATGGTGTCCCGGCATTTCGTGGCGACAACCTGCGAGCGCCCGTCCTCGGCCTCCAGATCCACTTGGCCGTCAAAGTATTTCTGCGCCTTGATCCGCTGGGGTGCGATTTCGGACTCAACGAAGTCAACCGCCTCGGTGATGGCGTTCTTGATCGTGTTCTGGATCTGGTCGCGGGTGAGCTTCTTCGGTTTCATGCTTTATCGCTCTCCAAATTGTGATGCAGTCTCGCGCCCTAACGCCGGAACACTACCAGAAACAAGCGCGCTGGTCACCAGCTTGGCCAGCATGTCCGTCTGCGCGTCAGTCAGTGATTGACCCTGCATTGCGGCATCAAGCGCCCGCAGAGCCACCACGGCATCAGGCCCACGTTTTTCTGTCAAGGCTTTTGCCAAGTCCATGTAAACCTTCTGGCGCTGTGCAACACTAAATTCATCCGTGTAACCCGTAACGGCTTGGATGATCCGCTTTGTGGTGTTGATAGGCTCGCCACGCAATGCCTGTCCAACAGCACCGGGCGACGTAAGTTCTTCAACATTTTGCGCCGTTGCCTGACGAATAGCGGTGCGTGAGTTGACCGACATCGCTGCTCGGGTTTCTGCTGAAACCATCGCCTCGTCTAGCATTTTGATCACATCGTCGGCCTCCGCACCCATGATGGCGCGAATTTTCTTTCTTGCATTGTCACTGCCCATTTCGCGCATCACCGCAAGGGCCTGACGGGCATCAATGTTCGGGTCACTAGGAATGCGACGCACGTTGCCAACGATCTCTTCAATCCGGGTCCGCATGCCACGCTTTGCCGCTTCAATCTGCGCGTTTGACGGTTTTGCGCCAAGGCCCAGCTTGACATCCTCAACGCGCGTGCTGGGACTGAGCAAGTCCATGCCAAGGCCAAACGCCTCACGCTCCTGAATGGTATCTCCACCCAGTTTTAGGGCCTGCCCATAAAGGCTTTGCCCGGTTGCAGGGTCAATCGTGGCGTCTTCAATGGCATCCCGCAAGTCGCTTGCCTGGCGGGCATAGCGCAGGCCGTGCAGGAAGCCGAGCAGAAGACTAATTACGCGGCCTATGTCTTTGAGCGCAACAACGGCTTCCAGATCTTGTCTGACGTTATTGACGACGCACTGAAGAAAAAGGTCGGCATCTGGAAGGTCTATGTTGACGAGCCTGCCACGGTTGAAATCGACGAATACAGCGACCTGACCGAAGATCAGGTGCAGTTCCTGCGTATGGACCCCGAGATTGAAATCCTCGAGGAAGAAATCACGCAAGAGGCCATCATCGACGAGATGGGCATGACCATCATGCCGGCCGTCTACGATTTGAAGGTTGCCAAGGAAACCCGCAGCAAGGAAATTCGCATCGACGCGGTGGCGCCGGAGGATTTCTTTGTGGACCGCAACGCCAGCGGCATTCAAGACGCTTATGTGTGTGGCCACAGCGCGGATATGCGCGTGGGCGATGTTGTAGCTATGGGCTACGATTTCGAGACTGTCTACAATATGGCCGGGACCACGGACGGCCGCGTTGACGAGGAAGAAACGCTCCAGCGCCTTGGCTGGGATGCCAGCGACACCGACGAGGACGCCAATGACCCGTCCATGCGGAAGATCACGCTGACCGAAGCCTACATGAAGATGGACATTGAAGGCACGGGTGTTCCTCGCCTTTACAAGTTCCTGTGCGGCGGCGGCAGCTACGAAATGCTGGACTACGAACTTTGCGACGAGATGCCGTTTGCCATCTTTGAGGTTGACCCGGAGGCCCACGCCTTCTTCGGTCGGTCGCTCGTTGAAATCATCATTGACGACCAAGACGCGGCTACGGCGCTCCTGCGCGGCTTGCTCGACAACATGAGCCTCATCAACAACCCGCGCATTGTGGTCAATACCCCGCTTGTGAATATGGACGACGTTCTCAACAACGAGATCGGCGCCATCATCCGCACCAAGGACGTGAACGCCGTCCGCGAGATCACCATCGGCGGCATGGCTGCTGGGCTTTTGCCTGCCATCACCTACTATGACGAGGCTATCCGGGCCAAGACGGGCGTCTCTGGCGCTGGCATGGGCCTCGATGCCAACGTGCTGCAATCCCAGACCGCTCAGGGCGTCAATGCCGCCGTGCAGGCCGCCAATCAGGTGTCAGAGCTTATTGCCCGGCACTTGGCCGAGGGCGGCATGAAGCAGGCGTTCAAGATCATCGCCAAGCTGGCCAAGCAGCACATCGGCGGCCAAGAGATGATGCGCGTCAATGGCGAGTTTGTGCCGGTCGATCCGCGTTCTTGGTCGGCTGACAGCGACCTGGCCGTCAACGTCGGCATCGGCACGGGCAAGCACGAAGAGCGTGCGATGGTGCTGCGTGAGACGCTCCAGACGCAAATGGGCATCTGGCAGGCTTACGGGCCGCAGAATGGCATCGTGACCATGAGCAACATCCGCGCCACCTTGGCCGATATTCTGCGCCACAGCGGCCTGCACAATGCAGAACGCTATTACCAGCCCATGAACCCGCAGATTGAGCAGATGCTCATGCAGCAGGCCGCTATGGCCGCGCAGGCGCAACAGGGCCAGCAGATGGGCAGCGATCCCAACGCGGCCTTCTTGCAGGCCGAGCAAATGAAGACATCGGCCCGCGTTATGGCTGACCAGCAGAAAACGCAGTTGGATTACCAGAAGGCGCTGATGCAGGACGACCGCGAGCGGGATAAGATGGCGCAGGATCTGGCCATCGAGGCCGCCAAAATCCTCGCCAACAGCGGCATCCGCCTGAACGAGCAGGCAATCAAGGCCGAGCAGGCTTTGCCGCGCCAAATGGGGATGATGCCGAATGCTTGATATTCGCCAGCGCGCAATTCAGGCCCGGCAGTTGGCTGATTACGAGCCTTTCAAGGCAATTGCCGACGAAATCCGCGATGAAGCTGTTCAATTGTTTTTGAACCCGGCGTCTGATATAAATGCGATAGCTCGGGCGCATGAGGCGATCCGGGCGGTTGAAACGTTCATCGCGGCAATTCAAACGCGCATCGACGCCGAGAAGGTCGCAGACAAAAAGGCTCAGGACCGTGGAAGCGACTGACAAAATGGAAGCGGCGGTAAATTCGCTGCTGATTATGGACGAACCATCCCAGCAGGATGAGGCACCGCAGGAGAATTCTGCGCCCGAACCTGAAATGGAAGCGCAAGAGACTGAAGCGTTGGAGGCCGAGGAGTATGAACCCGAGGCGTCCCAAGATGTCGAAGCCGTGGAAGAAGATACAGCACAGGAACAAGCGCCATCAAAATACACCGTCAAAGTTGACGGCAAGGAAATTGATGTAACGCTGGACGACCTTAAGCGTTCGTTTTCCGGTCAGGCTTATATCCAGAAGGGGATGCAGGAGGCTGCCGAGGCTCGCAAGGCCGCGACTGATCTTTTCCAGAACCTTCAAGCCGAACAAGCGAAGTTCATGCAGGTGGTGCAAACCATTCAAGAGCAGGGCTTCAAGGCACCCCCGCAAGCGCCTGACATGGCGATGATGGACAAAGACCCCATCGGATACATGCAGGCTGATGCGCGCTACAGGAAAGAGCTTGGTGAGTATCAGGTTCAGCAACAGCAGATCCAGCAGACGGCGATGGCTCATCGTCAGATGCAGGACCGCCAGATGGCTGAATTTGTTGCTGAACAAAGCAAACTCCTGCAATCGCGCATCCCAGAGTTTGCCGACGCGAATAAGGCCCGTGAAGTCACTGGCAAGATCCGCGCGACAGCCACTGAGGCTTACGGTTTTTCGGACCAAGAAATTGGCGGCATCGTTGATGCCCGTCAGGTTCAAGTCCTTTACGACGCGATGAAGTGGCGTGAATTGCAGGCTGCGCGGACCCAAAAGGCACCCGCCGCACCCAAGTCAATCAAGCCAGTTGCGCGCCGTGCGGAGCCGCAGCCACTTGTTCGGAAAAAGCAGATCGACGCAGCGCGGAAGACTGGTGGCAAGCCTGAGGCTTTCATCGATCTTCTGTTTAAATGAACCCCTAAGGAGTTTGGATCATGGCACAGCCGACCAACACCCTGGATAGCTACGACGTTCGTGGCATCCGCGAAGACCTCCAGGATATCATCTATGATATCTCCCCCGAAGAAACGCCGTTCTACACCAAGTCCGGCAAGGCCAAAGCCACCAACACGCTGCACGAGTGGCAGACCGACGCTCTGCGTTCGTCCGCTGACAACGCGCACATCGAAGGCGGCGACACTGCCCCCGAAGCGCGCTCGGTCACGACCAGGCAGGGCA